CAGGCACCGGCTCTGCTGTTGACCTGCAGGGTTATGAAGGCGATATGGCTGTCCTTCTGGACGCCGAAGCCGGCGGTGCCAGCATCACCTACGCCGTGAAGCTGACCGAATCCGACACCTCCGGCGGTACTTACACCGACGTGACTGGTGGCGGCTTCACCACCACCACCGCAAACACTGCTTCGCTGCAAAAGATCTTCGTCAACGTGACTTCCCTGAAGCGCTTTGTGAAGGTCTCCATCACCGTGGCTGGTGGCACCGGCGCCGGTGCCGTGGCTGTGATCGGTCTGGCTTCTGCGAAGTACGGCTGATCATGGCTCTGACGGAGGATCTGGATATCTTCCTGGCGGACTTTGGCGTCAGCTGCACGGCTGGCGCCACTACCGCTAACGGGATCCTGGATATGCCCAGCCAGGTGATCAGCGATGGGATGGTGCTCACCACCGACTACACGCTGACAGCCAGAACCTCCGCATTTGGCAGTCTCATCCGCGGCGACTCGATCACTGTGGATGGGACTGCTTACACCGTCCGCGAGACGATGTTGATTGACGATGGCAAGTTCGTTCAGCTCGGGATACAGAAGACATGAGCGGTCCCTTCAAGGTCAACACACGGAGCCAGTGGGCAGCACAGAATCCTGTGCTGATGGCAGGAGAGCCTGGCCTTGAAAGTCAGACCGGCAACCTGAAGATTGGTGACGGCAGGACAGCGTGGAACACGCTGCCGTATTTCAGCAGTCCTGCGAACTGGGCATCGTTCTGGGATACAACGTCGCAGACCGCTACAGCTAATACGCCAACGTCGATCCTGTTGCGGAAGAACGACCTAGACAACCGTGGCATCAATGTGATCTCCAATAGCCGGATCACGGTTGACCACCCTGGCATCTACAGCTTTACGTTCTCGATCCAGTTCAGCAATACTGACTCCAGCATCCATGATGTCAACGTTTGGCTCCGCAAGAACGACAATGGCGCTAGTGGTAATGTGGCCGACAGTGATAGCAAGTTCAGCATCATTGCCAGGCATGGCGGTATCGACGGCAATGTGATCGGAACGGTGAACTTCATCCTCAAGCTGGCGGCGGCGGACTACATCGAGCTGATCTGGGCAACCAGCAACGCTGCTGCATACATCCACGCCGAGGCCGCGGCGACCAGTCCGTTCGCGCATCCGGGGATTCCGGGCATCATTTGCACAGTGGTGCAGGTGGCATCGGCATGACAACGAAGCGCGAGTCGATCCTGGCTGGTATCCGCACGGCGCTCACAAACACCACTGGCGTGAGCACGCGGATCTACCGCAGCAGGGTGGAGCCGTTGGCTAGGGGCGAGCTGCCGGCGATTGTGGTCGAGCCGATCAATGATGTGTGCGTGCAGTTGACCAGCACCCCAACGCTGGACTGGACGCTCACCGTGCGCATTGCGGTGATTGTGCGTGGCAACATCCCAGACCAAGTGGCTGATCCGATTGTGGAGAGTTTGCACGCGAAGGTGATGGCAGATCTAACGGTCGGAGGCCATGCCTACGACGTGCAACCGACTGGAGTTAGCTTCGATATGCAGGAGGCAGACCAGCCATCTGGTGTGATCTCCTGCGACTACGTGGTGAAGTATCGGACTCGAGTCGCTAATTTGGCGCAGAGTCCGTAGTAGCTACGATGATGGACGAATACAAAGGCCAGGGCGGCAGCTATCTGGTCGACAAGAAAACCGGCAAGCGAAAGCTCGTCGAGCGGACCCAGCCGGCTCCCCACCCCCAACCCGAGGTAGCCACCAATGGCCTCAGTTCTGACACGCCGGCGTTTGATCCTGGCGAAGATTGAAACCACCTACGCCACTGACTCCAGCCCGACCGGCTCGAGCAATGCCATCTTGGTGCGCAACCTCGAGATCCAGCCGCTGGTCGCTGAGACCGTAAACCGCGACCTGGTGCGTCCTTACATGGGGCAAGCCGATCAACTGCTGGCGCAGACCCGGGTCGAGGTGACCTTCGAGGTGGAGCTGGCTGGCTCCGGCACTGCTGGGACCGCTCCGGCCTATGGTCCGGTGCTGCGTAGCTGCGGCCTATCTGAGACGCTGGTGACTAGCACCAGCGCCACCTACGCGCCCGAGAGCAGCGGCTTCGAGAGCTGCACCATCCACTACCACGAGGATGGCATTCGCCACAAGCTGACCGGCTGCCGCGGAAGTTTTGAGATTTCCGGGGAGGTTGGCCAGGTGCCCGTGATCAGCTTCACCATGACGGGCATCTACAACGCCCCGACCGATGAGACGCTGCCCACCCCGACCTACGCCAACCAGGCCACCCCGCTGATCTTCAAGCAGGGCAACACCACCAACTTCACCGCCTTCTCCTACAGCGGCTGCCTGCAAAGCTACAACTTCAGCATGGCCAACGACGTGATCTATCGCGAGCTGGTCGGCTGCTCGAAGGAGATCATGATCACCAACCGGGCGCCCAGCGGCACCATCGTGATCGAAGCTCCGACCATTGCGGCCAAGGACTTCTTCACGATCGCTACCGGCAGCAGCACCGGCAGCATCACCTTCCAGCACGGCACGACCGGCGGCAACATCGCCACGGTGACCACTGCCCAGTCCGATCTGGGCAACCTGACCTATTCGGATCAGGATGGCGTGCAGATGCTGAACATGCCGTTTATTGCGGTTCCGACCAGTTCGGGCAATGATGAGTTCAGTCTCGTTTACACCTGACCTTGGCTTTTGTTCTTAAGCAGTCGGACACCTACTCGTGGCCGATCGCATTTGATATCCCCGTCGACGGTGGCCGTATGCAACGGCAGACCTTCGATGGGGAGTTTCGTCGGTTGAGCCAGTCCCGTATCACGGAGATCGGCGCCCAAATCAAGACCGAGGAGATCACCGATGCTGATCTTGCAGCGGAGGTACTGGTCGGCTGGTCTGGTGTGACCGATGGGGATGGGAAGGATGTGCCCTTCAGCCAGAAGGCACTTGAGCAGTTGCTTGATGTGCCGATGCTCGCGAGCGCCATCACGGTGGCCTACTTCGAGAGCCTGCAGGGAGCCAAGCGAAAAAACTGATCGAGGCCGCTGAGCATTGGGCAGGCGGTGGCGTTGTTGACGAAACCGCCGACGATGCCGCGGCCTTCGGCTTCGATCTGCCGGATCTGCCGCCGCCACCGGATGAAGACTTCGGGATCCTGCCGGAGAACTGGCTGGTGGTCGAGATGTTCCTCCGTGTGCAGACGCAGTGGCGCACCACGATGAGTGGCGTGATCGGATTGGACTATGCAGCGGTGCGTTGGCTGTTTAAGCTGTACGACGTAGAGGAACCGCGTGCGCTGCTGGAGGATCTTCAAGTGATGGAGGCCGCAGCGATGACGGTGATCAATAAGCAGGGGGCATAGCCATGGCGATGAACATGGAGGCCATGCTGAAGATCACCGCCAACGTGGCGGGTGAGAACAATATCCGGCGGCTTGGCAACTCGATGCAAGGCCTCGAGGGGCGCATCAAGAACGCCAGCATGGCGACCAACCTGCTCTACACCGGCCTCAAGAGTTTGGCCGCTGTGGCGGTTACGGGTGGTGTGGTGGCGTTGGCGAAGTCTGCAATCGACTTGGCAGACGATATGCGCGACCTGTCGCAGCGCACTGGCGTCGGTGTGGAGACGCTGGGGCAGTTCAAGGTGGCAGCCGAGCTATCGGGTAGCAGCCTCGAGGGCGTGGCGAAGGGACTGACCTTCCTGAATAAAAACATGGTGGCTGCGGCCACTGGCACGGAGGCGGCAGCGGCTGCGTTTAAGACCGTTGGCGTTGCGACTACCGAAGCCGATGGCACGCTTCGTAGCGCCGACAAGGTGTTTCTCGATGTAGCCGATCGCTTTGCTCAGTTGCGTGATGGACCGGAGAAGGCAGCACTGGCGATCAAGATCTTCGGCAAAGCTGGCGCCGAATTGATCCCGATCCTGAATCTTGGCAGCAAGGAGATCCAGCGCTTCGGCCTTGGCATCGGTCCCGACTTTGCCAACAAGGCTGATGCGTTCAATGATCAGCTTGGCCTGATGAAGGCTCAGACCACTGTGCTCACCGTGCAGATCGGATCAGCGCTGCTGCCGGTGATGAGTGGGTTGGTGAGCATATTTACGCAGGCGATCACCTTCGTAGGCAATCTTGCAGGTGAGTTCTACAAGGCGATCGGTGGTGCGGCTGGATTGCAGCAGATAGCTGCTGGTTTGATTAAGACCATGGTGGTGCTCGGTGGCGTAATGGGAGCCGTATTTGTTGTTGGTAAAATTACTGCTTTTGCAAATGTATTGCAGGAGATCCTAAAAGCTTTCCGTGGAATGACATTGCTGCAGCGAGGCCTGTTAGCACTTGAGACCGCACGAGCATCTGTGCTTGGTATCATTGCTGCATTGCAAACTCCTGGCGAAGCACGCACAAAAGCTATAACAGCACTTGCTGCAGGAACAATCGGCACTGTTGCATTAGTGGCTGGTGTTGGCAAGTTGATTGATGATTTAACTAAACGCATTGGCACCGGCATCTCGGGCGCGCTCACCATGCCAAACATTCCGACACCTCCACCCGGCACCACGCCAGACCTGAGCGGCTTGCGCACGGGCGACGGCGGCAAGAAGAAGAAGGCAGATGATGAAGCTAAGCGTCGGCGTGATGCGTTGCTTGATTCAGCCAATGCATTGAAGCAATCCCGCGCTGAGCTGCAGATTGAAAGGGAAATGGATCCAATGCGCAAAATCCAACTGGAATATGCGGAGAAGCGCCGCGTGGTGATTGCCAATGCTGATAAAGCATTACGCGAAGCACTGAGCGGTGAACAGCAGGCCAACATCCAGCGGACTAGATCGGTCGATCTTCAAAAGCTGCAAGTCCAAGAAAGCAACGCGCTCATCGAAAAGTTCAAGGAGCTGAAGGGTGCCGGTTTTGAGGCCGCCATGAGTGGAGAGCTGTTCTATGTATCTGTAGAGAAAACAACGTCGGTGATGCAAGACTTCAGTGCAGGCATTGATTCCTACATTGAAAGCATGGGAACGCTAGGTACTAACCTAAGCAATTTGGCTCAGAACGGCTTCAAGGGGTTAGAGGATGCGATCGTCAGCATGACTACAACGGGCACGTTCAGCTTCCAAGAATTTGCGCGATCCATTGTCGATGAAATTGTTCGCATGATTACCCGCTTGCTGGTGATTGCGCCTTTGCTTCAATACGTCCAATCGTTGATCAATCCAACCAAAGGGCTGTTTGGCATCCCCAAACTGGATACATCTGTTGGATTTGGCACGGGCGTTACTGGTTTTGCCAAGGGCGGCATTGTGAATAAGGCCACCATGTTCACTTTCGCCGATGGTGGCAGTGGCCGATTTGGCTTGGCCGGTGAAGCCGGACCTGAGGCGATCATGCCGCTGCGCCGCGGCCGTGATGGCCGCCTCGGTGTGCAGGCTGCAGGTGGTGGTGTCAAGGTTGGCGAGATCAATATCACCGTGCAAAATACGGGTGAAAACCTGAGTCCCCTTGCACAAAAGCAAGTCGCCACTCAGGTGCAGAATTTGGTCTTGGTCACACTGGCCAATGAGAAACGTAGTGGAGGGATGCTGCGATGACTGCGTTCATTACGCTCAACGATATGCCGGTGGCCTTGCAAACCACCGTTCGTCGAACGGTCCGCACGCAGCGGATGCAGTTTGGTGATGGCTACTCACAGATCCTGACTGATGGCCTAAACGCTCAACAAGAGACTTGGAACTGCAGCACTGGTCCGTTGACGCAGGAGCAGGCATACGGCATCGAATCTTATTTGTACCGGAAGAAAGGGCAATCGTTCACATGGACGCCACCTAATGCGACCAAGGCATTTGTCGGTCAGTTTGAGGGCGGCATCTTGGACCTCGGCTACACCAATCTGTCGGCCGTCACCCTGACTGGTTACACACGCCCGACCAATTACACCGCCAACCTTGCAACGGGTCGGCTGACTTCGGTCACGATCTCAAACCTGGTCGATGTGAATGTATCGCTAACGTTGGCGGCACGCGACTACATCATCGAAAACGGTTGGGAGTTCTCTTTTATTAGCTGTAGTTATTATGTTCTCAACTTTGCCATGCGACAGGTTTATGTATGACGCAGACGCCTCCTAACGCTCAAACTTTCAAGACGCAGCTTGCTGAAGTTGTCGATTTGTTCACCGTCGACATCAGCGTATTGCTGCCAGCAGGCTCGACTGAACAGGCGATTTACCGATTCTGCAACTGGTCTCAGGTCAATGGCGCCGATGTGGTTTATGACGGCAACACTTACACAGCGTTGCCGATGCAGACCACTGGTTTTGAGCTGAGCACCAATGGACAGCTTGAAAGGCCAAGCATCAAATTTGCCAACGTCGGCCTCGCCATCACTGGCCTGACCAATACCTATGACGATTTGGTAGGCGCCACGGTGCAGCGCATCCGCACGCTCACCACCTACCTCGACGGCCAACCTGGCGCTGATCCTGACGCCTACTGGGGACCGGATGAATGGGTGATTGAGCAGAAGGCAAGCGAGGATAAGCTGGCTGTTGCCTTCCAGCTTTCTGTTCCGTTTGACCTTGAAGGCCGCAGCCTCCCCGGTCGCCGCCTGCTGCGCGAGCAGTGCCAGTGGATCTACCGCGACAACATCGGTTGCCACTACAACGGCGCAAGCTACTGGGACGCGAATGACAACGTGGTTGGCACCTTGGCGCAGGATGCGTGCGGCAAACGACTGGAGAGTTGCAAATTACGTTTTGGCTCCGGTAGCCGCCTACCGTTCGGTGGCTTTCCCGGCTTGGTGGACTCGCAAGGCTGATGGAACTGACTACTTGGTCAAATCCGCTGACCGCTGCCCAACGGCTCGCCATGCGCCAGTACGCCGAGGCCGCCCATCCACGCGAAACCTGCGGTTTCATCCTGCAAGACGGCTCTGTGGTGGAGTGCGCCAACACCAGCAGCGAGCCTGACACCTTCACGATCAGCGCCGATGATACGGCTCTCTTTTACGACGATGCGATTGCCTGCTGGCACAGCCACATCAATTACAACGGGTTCAGCGAGGCTGACCGTAAAGCCTGCAAGCAACTCAACCTGCCGTATGCAGTGTGGAATTGCGGCGGCAGCGAAGCGTTCTGGCTTGACCCCCAACAGTCTGCTGGTCTACTGGAGCGCCCTTGGAACTACGGCGTCTACGACTGCTACTCCGCTG